TTAGCCTTTGCTTTGTTCCTTGCGGATATAGCTTGAGCTTTTGCCTTTGCGTCAGCTTTGGAGTTAGCACCCCAAGCCTTTAGCGAAAGAAGCAGTCTTGTTGGTTCACCTTTCTTGTCGTATTCAGCACCATCGTTGCCACTCATACGAGCCAAGAAACTTGCCCTGCGGGGGTTGTCCCCCGACTTTACTGGAGGCTTCAAATTGCCACCAGTTGCCGCATTATAAGATGCTCTCCCCTTGGCATTCAAGCCGCCTTTTGGATTCTGACCAGCTTTTGTCTGCCAAGTTGGAGTCTTCATTTACTTCACCTTTTTGGGCTTCTTTGCAGTCTTAGCCGCCTGTTTGAAGTCGGCGGCTGTAGGTGCGGCTTTAGAACCTACCTTGTTCATCTTTTCACCAGAACCAGCCTTTATACGAGCTTGTTTGGCGTTAATGTTGGCGTAGAGTCCAGCTTTCATTTCTTTTTAGCCTTTCCCGCAACTGATAACGCAATTGCAATTGCTTGGTCTTTGGACTTTACAACCTTGCCATTCTTACCAGAGTGCAAAGTGCCTTCCTTGTACTCCCCCATGACCTTCTTGACCTTCTTCTGAGATTTAGTCATCTTCATAGGGTTTCTCCTTAGTACAGGATTTTGGCAGTGATTGAGCCTGAAGTCCAAGCAGTCACGTTTGCACGAAGATACTTGGGTGCGTTTTGGATGGTCACGATACCGTTAGCGGTCAAAGCAGTGCCAATGGTTGACCAGTTAGTGCCATCAAGACTGCCTTGGAAGGCAACAGTAGCGGTAGTGATACCAGAAACTTGCAAGAATGCTGGTTGACCAGCGTCAGCCTGAACTGCTGTAGATGCGCCAGTAGCGCCAACAGCACTAAGAAGTGTGATTGGATTGGTTAAAGATGCCATTATTTACCTCTTGAAGATTTCTTCATCATGTTGGTAGCGGTACGACCACCACGCATGGGCATACCCATTTTTGGCTTGCCAACAGCAATCATGACAGTCACAGGGACACCCTTTTTCTTGCCATACTCTTTGGCTTCTTTCTCGCCTTTTTCAGAGTAGGGAAACTTCTTTTTTCCGACCATAGGCATAGCGTTCTCCTTATTTCCAGATACGATCAACAATAAAGGTAACGATACCGCCCATGAAAGAAGCGATAGTCATACCCATCCAAAAACCACCTTTACCCTTGTTGGCAAGTTCCAACAGGGATTTGACATCAACACTCAATAAGTGCATCTCCTTTTGGAGAGCCTCGACTTGAGCTTCTAATTTGCCAAAATCTCTGGCATCAATATCAGACATTTACAACCTTTCGGGGTCTACCCATACGTTTAATTGTGGGAATGACAGGCGCACGAAAGGCGGTATCTGTACGCACAGAATCATGAGACTCTATGGTTACTTCTGGCTCATCTACCCTCACATAACCTTGATGACCCTTCATGGAATCAATGTCATGTTGCAAGGTGAAAGTCACGGTATTACCTGACTGGAGACAACGAAAAGTAGCCATAAAACCCCTCAAGTGAGAAAGGGGGGACTAGCCCCCCCATCATTAAACTACAGCACGACCGATGATGAGTTGCAATGTAGTTGAAGCCAAATTAACGTCACCTGCTGTTGGGTTGTAGCTAACGATAGTCACAGTGTTAGCGGCTGAAACATAGGCTCTACGAACCAAGCCAGCCTCACTCACGCCAACTGACATACCAAGAACCATGTCACCCAAAACCACGCCCGGAACAGTTACTGTGTCTGTAGTTGTAGCAGTGGTAGCAATTAATGCCGTATCCAAAGTACAAGCTACATCCCAAGTGTCTGTAAACAGGCCACGAAATTGATCGTTTCCACGGCGGGAAACTACTGCTGTTGCGCTTGCCATTTTGATTTCTCCTAATTAAGTTAAAAAAGTCCCCCCACCACTAGGGCAGGGGGCGCAACTGCAATTAGCTAGGGACAACCAGAGCAAACATGGATGAGGACTTAGCCGCACCCACAGAAGCGGCATTACGCAAAGCGGCAACACCGTACAAAGTGTCAGAAGTGAACAGAGTAGCCAAATACTCTTGTTTGTACTGAACTTGTGAACGAACACCAACTTGCTCAACCAGAACCATAGAGTCCTTGTGACCCATCAAGCAGACACGAGCAATAGCAGAACCAGAAGCAGGGAATGCTTCGGTTGCAGATGCAGAGTCAGCATTGCTAGAAGTGAACACAGGGATACCATACAGGTTACCGATTTCACCGTTACGGATAGCATCGCCATTACCCACAAAGGCTTGTTCAGTGTAACGAGCCAGACCCATCAAAGTGTTGCGGCTTGATGGAGGGATGATGAAGAAACGATTGTCCATAGGAGTATCGTTGTCATCCAAACGCTGAATGGTGCGGCGAATAGCCGAATCAGTCAAAGCGGAAGCGTTACCAGTGTTGGTGTTAGCTGTGTAGTCAAAGGTAGTTGTACCGTCACCGCCGATGAAGGCAGAACCGTAACGTGCTCCAGAAGAACCACCGTTAGCCACACGACCCAACTGAATCAAGTCGGTATCAACTTGACGAGACAGGGCGTAACCAGCATCAGAAGTGTAGAACTGACGCATAGAGTTCAGTGCTTGGGCTTCCACGATGTCCTCGATCAAGCGGCTATATTCATAGTGCTTGTTGATAGACACAGTAACTTCAGACTCAGTAGCGGCAATCAAAGTGACTGCTGTCTCAGCGGCTTTAGCAGAAGCAGAACCACGTGTAGGGGCTGGAATGTGAACAACGTCACCTTTCTTGCCCTTGAAGTTCATCTTCATAACGAGGTTAGCAAGAACTAAGTTTTTCTTGTAAGCCGCTACGATTTCATCTGACCAAATCTCTGGGATGAATGTTGCGCCAGTGGTTGTGGTCACTGAATTGGTGGGGGAAAATGCTGTTGCCATGTTGTATCTCCAATAAAATCAAAAGTTAAGTTATTTGACTCGTCCCTCTGCGTATGCTTGCATGATTTCATCACTCAAAGCATCGTATCGGTTCGGGTCTTGCATCTTCAGCCGAATAAGGTCAGCCCTTCGGTAAACTCGTTTCCCAGATTCACCAGTACCACCAACATCTACAGATGCGGCTTTGAGATTAGTCTTGCGTTGGGCTTCCCCTGCATCGCTAGTCTGTTTAGCCTTAACACCCTTCAACTGCTTGTAGGTACTGAGCAGTTCGTTAGCACTGTCATAGTCATATTCACCATCAGCTTTAGCGTACAAACTAATACGAACAGGAGAAGATTTCACCCAATTCACAAAGTCTGCATCCTGAGCAATCTGACCGAAATCAGGGTGTTCAGCCGCCAGCTTTTGCTGAATCTGCATCTTTTTGAACTCAAGAGCCGCTTGGCGACCCGCAAGTACATCAGGATGGTTATCAACAGTCTTACGAACAGCCGCCTGTGGATTCTCGAAAAAATCTACTTCTGGCTCGTCCTCTTTAACAAGTTGGGGTTTACCCGCAAGGTTCTGCTTAATGAGTTCATCCGCTAATTTGCGTACTTCACCCACTTCTTGAGCTTGCTTGCCAATCAGCTTTTCAGCTTCTTGGTGCATCTTGATAATGTCTGACAGTTCTTTGCCCCGATACTTGTCGGGAATGTCATCACTCACTTGCTCAACTGTGGAATGAAGTTTCTGCTTTTCAACGACTTCTAATTCACTTTGCAACTCGTCTGGGTTATCAATCAACATTGTTTTTTCCTTTTTCCTGCCACTTTTGGGTTCTAGGAGATCACAACGGCATAAATGCTTATGTTGTGGCTTTGCGCTCTGCCGCTAACTTTTCACGGTGTTTATGGTCAAACTGCATATGTGCAGTTGGGAAATGACCTGACCACCCTTCCAATTTAACGCTAGGTGCGCTCATGATGCGACTGGCTGAACCACCGCACTCACACTGAACAGATTGCAACTCATAATTGCAATACCGTTCAATTTTGTGTCCGTTTTCACAGACAAATTCATACATTCTTTTCATTCAATTCCTCGTAGGCTCGTTCGCTGACCTCTTTCAAGGTTTTCAGCCAAGTCAAGATGGAAAGTTCACCTTTTCTGAACATCAAGGTCTTTTCATCAGGAATCACGCTTATATTATTCAAGGACTCTATCATATTGTCAATGTCAATAGTCAAGTCCTTCCAGCCTTCCATGCTCATCATGTCAAAGCGGGACTCGTAATAGCGTTGGAGTTCTGGGGTCACCCTGTCACCTCATCTGCTGGCTCTGGTGTGTTGCCTTCAGCCAAGAACTTCAAATATTCTTGGTAGTCTGAGCCATCAGTGTTTAAAACAATTTGCAATCCATCAGATAGACGAATTACAGATGTTGGCTCTGTGTCAGTGAAGTTTTTAATCAATTTATACATTTTAGAGTTCCGCACTAAAATTTAATCTGCAAGCCGCATCAGCACCAGCGCTCATTAAAATAGCATTTCCCGATGCCCAGCCAGAAGCGGTGGGCTGTAATGTAATCATGTTTTCGTTAGTCCAAGAACTAACTAAACTTAAAGCCGTTACAGCCACGCCACCCCCACTTGAAGTCACGCTTCCAAAACTTCCCGCTGAACTAAATGTTACTGGAGGAACTCGCATGGTCATTGCTGTTTTCAGCAAGATATACCCCTGAGTAGCATTAAACGCCTGACCGCTTCCCACAATTGCTGAAGCCGCATTTGCCGCTGACCACTGGTAAAAATACCGCTGACACAAAGCCAACTCAGTGCCATACGGCCTGTAGTCGAAGCTCGTTGCTGTTGAGCCTTTCTCAAGCTGGACACCTGTGATGTAGAAAGTGGCTCCGTTTGTGCCTATAACAGATGTTGCGCCTGTAGCGCCAAAAAACAAACCAGTAGCCCATGCGCCAGCGGTTCCAGAATAAGAGGAGCCAGAACCAAGACTGAAATGCACACGAATACCAATACCGTTGTCAGTAAGCCATGTACCTGATGTGTCGCCAGAAACAGTTACTGACTTTTGCTCCCAAGTGTTTGCGGATGAGATTGTGTAGGTAAATGGGTAGCTTCTATCAGCGGCAGAATTCATCAAGCTACCGCTAAAAGTGCCAGTAAGTGAACTACGAACCCAAAAAGACAAAGTAACAGTCTTTGCTAGAGCAGTTCCCCAACCTAAGTCGGCAGTATTATTTCCTTCAATTCTCTGAACAACAACACAGGACTGTGTCGCCCCCAAAGAAGCATCGGCAGAAGTTGTCGTAAATAAAAGAGATTTTGTAAAGCCTTCTGGTGCTTGCGAAGATTGTTGAGCAGTCATGCCACCATCAGTATCTTCAAAAGCACCAAAACGATCAACGGTATACAACGTTCCAGATGTAAGCGTAACACTCGCCCCCGCATTCCTCTGGTCAATAACCATTGCGCCGTTGATGATGCGGTTTTTAAACCCAAAGCCAGTCGCCGCAGTGGTCTGCGTTGAATTATCGGGGAACGTTACCCCTGTACTTACAAGTGAGACAGCCATTTTCTAATTCCCTTTCTTAAGGTGTTCCATTTGCAACAATGTTTGTCGCAGAAGTGATGACTCCAGTTGAAGACATAGAAGCAATTGTCGTTGCTCCATACTTAAACAGCAATTTACCGCCAGATTCTTCAATTGTAAAGTTTGTGGTCAGCAACTTGGGTG